TTGGACTTGATGCTTTTGGACTTGTTTTTCTTGGACTTGATGCTTTTGGACTTGATGCTTTTGGACTTGATGCTTTTGGACTTGATGCTGTTTTTATTTGATATTTCTTTTCATGACTTCCAGTCCATTTATAAGGATTTCCAGAATTATTATATAAATTTAATGTATTTATTGATAAGCTTGATAAAAATTTAGGATCATATAATTGTATTAAATATTCTAATTGTCTATCTATATTATTTATAAGGTGAAGTTCAGAATCCTTCTCAAAATTCCATATTACACCACTGGGTACATCCCAATCAGTAAAATAACTATTTATATTAAATGAACTATTACGATTATCTACTTCTAAACCCCTTACATAAGTTGATAACAGTGTATAATTTATATTATTCCAATATTCACTACGATTGATAAAAAAATTACTAAATAATTGTGCTTCTGTCCGTGATGTTATTCTTAATATTTTACCTGTATATATCATAGAACTTTCATTATTATTCATATGTTGTATTAATTTTTGAATAGAAATACAATCATTTCTCATATTTATTGCTATCGTATATAAATTCTCCGTATTTTTATATCCCATTTCGCCACCAGTACCGTCTACCCAATTATTACCAAAACTATACCATATACCTATCGGTGGCTTTGCCATTAATTCACCTTTTATTTTTTTACGTTTAATTCTCTCTATATCATATACCTTATTATTTAATGTAAACCTTATATTACCTAAACCTTGCATTAACTTATGTCTAAAATTATATTTTTTTTGATATCTCTATAGAATAACTTTTTGTACTCTCATTAAATACACTTTTTAACTCGTCACTAATTTTTTGAACGTTTGATTTTTTTGGTACTTTTTTAATTTTTGACATTAAATTTAAATTTAATTTTAATTTTTTTTATTCATTTATTAAAAATAAAAAAAATTATTTAATTTTAATTTTTTTTTATTTATTTATTAAAAATAAAAATTAAATTTAAAATAATTTTTCAACCATATTTTATTATAATTATGTCTAATAATATTTTACAATATTGTGGCATACATTTACACAAAGATGGGTACAAAACATATTACGATTTAATTAAAAATTATCATATTAATTGGCAATGTAACTCCTTTCAAATTTTTTTATCTTCTCCATATTCTTTAAAATATTCCCCATCAATTGATATAAATGATATTCAATTAACTAAAAGATATATAAAAGCAAACAATATACATCTTATAACACATGCTGGTTATTTAATTAATTTTTCTAATCCAAATAAAAAATTAATAAGTGTTATGATTGAAAATATTATTGAAGAATTAACAATTATGAATAAATTAGGAGGTATTGGTGTTATTATTCATATGGGTAAATCATTAGAAAATTCATATCAAGAAAGTTTAGAAATATTTGTTGAAAATTTAAAAATTATTATTAATTATATGATAAAACATCACATTAAATGTAAGTTAATATTAGAAAATTCAGCACATCAAGGTACTGAATTTGGTTATAGTATAGAACAAATTAAAGATATTTATATATCATTTACTTATATTGAACGTAAATATATTGGATTTTGTATAGATAGTTGTCATTTGTTTCAAGCAGGATATGATATAAGAGATGAATTGGTTATTAAAAAATTTTTTAAAGATTTCAAAAATGTCATAGGTATTCGTAAATTATTAGCTATTCATATTAATGATAGTAAAAAAGATATTGGAGGTAAGGCTGATAGACACGAAAATATTTTTGAAGGCAAAATTGGAAAACATTTACAAAAATTTATCAAATATTCTACTAAATTTAAAGTTCCTATGATACTTGAAACGCCTAAAAAAGATTTGGAACAGCTTAATAAATTAAAAAATAGTATAAAATAAATACATTTTAATTATGAGAAAAAATGCCATTATATATATCTTTTATTTATACCTTAAAGATTTTTAGTAAAAATGTCTTATAAAAGTGAATTTTCAACTAAAACTCGTACTTCTAAATATGATACCAATTCTAATTTTTCTCGGCATCTTATGGATTATAATGAAAATTATAAAAATGATAGTTATTACAATAACTATAATCATTTTAACAATGACTATGAATCAGGAAGACAAACATCATACGAAGGAGGAAAAGAATATTCTAGACATAAAAAATTAAAACATACTGATTCTAATGAAATTACAAAATTGAGAACGCAAATTGAACAAATAAGTAATGAATTAGAAGAGATTAACAAAAAAAAAAATATTATTAAATGTAATATGAGTAAAGGAAATATTAATGAAAATGATTCCAGAAATCTATCTATTTTTGAAAAAAAGAGTATTACTTTGAAGAATTCTTTAGAAACATCTAAAAGTGAATTACAAATTCTTATTAAAAAACAAGAAGATATTAAAAAAATTCCACAAACTATTGAAAAATTACAATTTGTTATATCTGATAAAAAATCTAAATTACAATTATTTAAAAGTAGAGAAAAAAATGGTAAATTATCTAAATCTGAAATTAAACAAAAAGATGATTTAGTTAGAGAAATTTCTGAAGTAAGTTCAGAAATTACTAAATTAACAACTAAACATAAAGTAAATAAATTAGAATCAAAATATACTAAAATTATTGATGAAGAAATTCTAAAATTTAAATCAGTATATAAATTACAAAAATACAATAATGATGAAATATATTTTCTATATTGTTATCATTATATTTCAGTTAAAGGTGAATTAGATTATAAAATGTATGTTAAACATAATAGTAGATTTTTAGATTTAAAAGAAAAATATAAAAATACACCATTAGAAAATACAAAATTACAACCTAAACAAATATTGTATGGAGTTAATGATAATGAGATAGATGAAGATGAATGGTAATTAACAGTAATATTTAACTTTATGTATTAAATATTAAATATTAAAAAAAATTTTTTTATTTTTATTTATATTATTTATATTATTTATATTATTTATATTATTTATATTATTCATATTATTCATATTATTCATATTATTCATATTATTCATATTATTTATATTATTTATTGTTGTTCTTTTTGACGTTTCTCAAGTTTTGCACGAACTCTTTGTCTTGCTTTTTCACGATTAAGTTTATCTTTATTTACACGAGGTCTTCCACCCATTCCCTTTCCTAATCCTTTTCCTAGTGGTCCTAACATCTGATTAAACATATTTGAAAAAGGATTATTTTGATTATCTTCATTATTCATTTGTTCTGCAATATTAAATGCATCATTCTTCAATTCATTTATATCTAATTCACCATTTTCCATTTTAGATGTTAATTTTGTTCCAATTGTACTAAAGATTTTTTGGAAAAGTGGTGGTTGTCCATCATTACCATTACCCATCAATCCTTTAAGTAAATCTTGAGGATTTTCTGTTTGAATTTCATCAATATTTATTTCATCCATTATTTCTTTTGCAATTTTACCAATATTACTTTGTTCTATTGATGCCATAAATTCATCTTGATGTTGTTCTGGATTTCCATTAGTATTTTCAGATGCACTAGACTTATTTTGTTTCTTATATTCCTCATTTAGTAAAATATTAAGAAGAATAAACTGTTTAATAATTTCAGATATATCATCATCAACTATGTTTTCTACATATTTGTTATAATTCATTATATTACTATCATCAATTACATCTATAATCTTATCAAATAAAATTTGTTTATAATTATTATCACCTAGATTATAAAGATACTTCAAAATATGGAAAATAAAAATATATTTAATCAATTCAAGTTTTTGAAGATTACTTTCTATCTTTTTATAAATATGATTAATTGTTATACCATTATATATATCTAATTTTAGAAAACTCTTATTTTTAAATAATGTAATATCTTCTAATCTATTTAGTTTTTGTTTATATAAAACATCAGATACACTCTCAATATCAAAACAATGCATATATTCAAGTGAATTATTATCAATTACTTTATATTTCTTTACTATAGATTTGACATCTTCAGATATATTTTTATGAGTTTTAATAAATTTTGATAGATATTTATTATATGATATTAGAATTTTTTGATTTGTTTCACTATACTCATCTTCTGAGTCTGACTCTGACTCTGACTCAGAAATTGCTTCTGATTCTTCTTCAGATACATCATCATTGTCATCAGAACATAATTGTTTTAGTAATTCTTCCTCTGAAATTTCAACAGATTCAGATTGTTCTATTTCTGGCTCTAGTTCTACTTCTTTTTGTTTTTTTACAGTTGCTTTTTTACCCATTTATTATTTTTTTATTTATATTATTCAAATGATGATTATTATTATTTATATTTTATTAAATTATCTTTATATATTAATTTTTTTTATATAGAGATAATGGTAATTATACTAAAATCATCATTTTCTTTGCTTTTTTATCATTTTTCAACCATTTCATAAACTTACGATCACAAACTGCAGTATTATCTACTGTTAATCCACAATAATCTTCAAAATCTTCATCGTCACTATAATCTACAGTTCGTATATATTTTTTATAAACAGATGTTTTTAACTGAACTCTTGGCTTACATTCTTTATTATCTATATTACAATTATCATCACATTTAATTATTTTACCACCTTGGTCTCGTGTACAACCCACTTCTGGGTACTCAGGTATTGAATTACATTCTAATTCTTCAATATTTACACGTTCTTCCTCAGTTGTATCTTTAAATTTTAAGTATTCATCGGAATGTATACAACGATATTTATTGTATAATTGAACTAAATTTGATGTTAATTGCCCTTTATGTTTAGAATTTATTGTATCACTTACATAATCAGATATAGATGTTGCTATATTTTGTGAAGAATTTTTGATTGATTTTAAAGACCCTCCCATACTAATTATTGAATTTGCAATTAATCCTATTAATCCAACCCCAACTTTACCAGCTTTAGCAACCGAAAAATTTGTAACATCTATTTTTTTTAAATCTTCTGTTAATTGTTTTGATTCTTTTTTTGTTGCTTCTTCCTCTTGTTTTTCTTTTTCACGTACTTCGGTAACAATATTAGATAAGTCATTATCTTTATTATTTACATTATTACATTCTTCTTCTTTTTCTTCCATATTAGCTTGTTCCATATTTTGTTGTTGATCAGTTATGTATCCAGGAGTTACTTTTTCTTTATCTTCATTATCTTCTGATAAAATTGTATTTTCATAATATTTTTCTTCATTTTGAGATAACATATTTAAATTTGGTTTTTGTTGCGAACTATATTTACCCATTTTATTATATGATTGTATTATTGAATTAGTTGGTATAGATGGCATTTTCTTTTTATCATTTTCATCTTGTATTAACTTTTGTCTTTCATTTTCTTGTGTAATCCTTTCTTTTTCTAATTGTTCTTGTCTTTCTAAGTCTTCGTTTATTTTTTCTTCTAAGTCTTCATTTATTTTTTCTTCTAATTCTTCATTTCTTTTTTCTGTTATTTTCTTTTGTCTTTCTAATTCTTCTTTATCTACAACTACATTTTCAGGTGTAAATTCTCTATCTCCATAATTTTCTATTAGTGGTTGTTTCGTAAAAGGAATTATATTAACTATATAATTTGTAATAAATATATCATTGTAATTAATATTGAAGATTAAAGGAATAACTATATAATTTAATAATAAAAATATAATTAAAAATAGTATTATACTACATATTATTAAATATAAGGGATCTTTCATTGTTAATTTATATGATATATTATTATATAAGTTTTGTATTTTTTTATTTATCATTATTATTCTTTTTATCATTATTATTATTTAAATATATTATTATTTAAAAAAATAATATTATTTATTCATATAAAAATAATATTTCAAAATTGAATTTAAATTATAATTATTATTAATTATGGTTAATAAAAATAAAAAAAAACCTTTAAAACCTATTACTTATAAATCAAGAGATATTAAAAAAAAAGAAATTGAACCATTTCTTAGAAAAGTTCAAGAATTAGAAATAATGCATTTTGAATCAGTTAAAGAATTAATTAATCTTTGTTTAGACTTTGTAAATACAGAACATAAATCTACTATAGAAGGCAAAATATATTTTCCAGAAGGACATAAAAATTTAGTATATTATTTAACTCCATTTGATGGAATTGAAAGTTTTATTACATTAAAACATATTCATGAATAAAAAAAAATAAATGTCAATCTAAATATAGTAATATAACATTACTTAACTAAATTTTGTATTTCTGCTTGACGTTGTGCTAAAATATCATCCATATTTATATTTTTTATAGGAGCATCATATTGTGATTGTGAGTTTGGTCTTTGTTCTTGATTAATTGCTTCTAATGCGGAAATATTTTGAGGCATACTTGGACCACGTTGTGGAATCATTTGTTGTTGTGTATTTGGAGGAGGTAATTGATGTTGTGGTAATTGATGAGATGATTTTGTCATAGGAGCATCTTGTATATTTCTGTCTATATTTTGAGTATAATTAGCATCTTTTTTTCCACCCATTACAACAGTTCCTTCTTTAGCTTCTTTTGTAATTAAATAATTAGTATCTTCTAATAAACTAAAAGTTTTTAATTGTTTATTATTACTTGATGTTTGATCCATATTATCATCTATTAAATCTATAAATTGATAAATATCATTCCCTGCCATATAATCTTGAATTTCATTATTATTTTCTTGATTATTAGAACCTTGCATCATTTGTTCTATTAAATTTTTTATATAATTTATCACATCGCTATCAGTTTTTATATTTCTTGATGTTGTTAAGATTGTAGGGACTTTTGTAATTACGGAAGGTAAATCATCTATGCGTCCATCTATACAAATATAATTAAACTTATTTTTAATATTATTACGAATAATAATATTAATACAATTTATTGAATATTTATCTATCTTACTATAAAATAAAATATCTTTATTTCTAGACATTATTATAAAATTTTTCTAAATATATAGACTTATTTATTTTTAACGTGTTTTAAGTGTTTTAAGTGTTTTATATGTTTTAATTATTTTTTTATTATTTATATTAAATTGTAGTTTTTTTTTATATAAAAAAATTTTTTAAGGATCGGTGAAATTTTGGATGACATAACTGTGCATATGTCAATACACTCTTACTCCCAAAACATCTCATCGTCTAAATCCATCACGCGTACTAATACGTTTTCGGCGTCCTCCTCGCCTTCTTCCGAGAACGGGGTCTCCATACGATCCCGGAAAATCCGGATTTCACGGCGACGCTTCTCTAAATTCTCACACACATTGTTACCTTTCATTTGACGAATTGCATCGTCAAATGAACACAACAACTGGTTAAGGTATGCGACGTAATTTGCGTGCTGCTGCATCTGCTTCGAAAATGTCACCATTAGGTTTTACACTTGTGCCAAAATGGCAACGGTAAATGATAATAACATGAAAAAAAAAATTTTTTTTTGTAGCCTTAAATTATTCAATATTATAATTATCTTTGCTTAAATAATTATAATATTAAATAATTATTTTTTATAAAAAAAATTATCTGTACATGGCTCACCACTTCAATCATACTTCATGAGCCGTTCTGCCTTGCCGATCAAGCGCCTCATCTCCATCCTTTGGTATTCTTCATCCGCAGTTCCTTCCCTCTTTGGCTTTGCATGCATTTTGAGTCCCTTCTTCAACTCTTTCAACGCATGTGCAAGCTGGAAGATCTCATTCATCACATCGAGAGACACACCCATATTCTCCTCCATCTCCTTGTGAGCCTTCATCATCTCCTTATGAATCTCCTCCATATTCTTGTGAGTCTCCTCCATCAGCTTATAGAGCTTAGGATGTGGTAGATGTCGGGACATCGAAGGGGTCCTTTTACTCTACCTTGTGCCAAAATGGCAACGGTAAAAAAAACAAACATATAAAAAATCATTTTTTTATTTTATATTTCTAGATTATATATAATTTAAATATATTTATATATAATAATAAATCTCTATAATTATAATATAACATTTATTTCTTAATTATTACAATATTAGATTAAATGGTTGATTATATTAAAAATTATACAACATATAATCAAAATAAATCTAATAAATTAAATTCTAATAATAAAAATTTTAAAATTACTGAAACATATGATGAAGGTATTTTGGAATTTAAAATTAAGGATAAAATTGAAAAAATAACTATTAAATTTAATCATTATCATAATACATTTTCATTTTTAAAAGAACTATATCATTTAAAAGGAAAACATTTACATCAATTACAACAATTAGTTAATAAA